CTCGCCGAGAGGGCAAGGGCGCCCCTGCGATCTTGTCTGGTGGCATCGAGCTCGAGACACTCTCGATCTCGCCGAAAGATGTGGCGCTGCTCGATCTGGCGATCATGAATGAGCAGCGCATCGCTGCTGCATTCTCAGTGCCTGCATTCCTGATCAATCTGCCCGCTGGTGGTGGCTCGATGACCTACTCGAATGTGAGAGATCTCGCTGATTGGTTCTGGCGCACAGGCCTGCGCCCACTCGCTAAGCAGATCGGCTCGGCCATGTCTCACTGGCTGCTGCCAGGTGATCAGCGGATCGAGTTCAATAGAGATGATTTCCTTCGAGGCAAGCCGAATGAGCTCGCTGACTACTACGTCAAGATGCACTCGATCGAAGATGCCGATGGCACCAGGGCGATGACCATCGATGAGATCAGGATCGCTGAGCGACTCTTCGAGGGCTCGAGCATTGATGATGCGCCCCTCGCTGTAGTCGGTCTGACTGGCGATGAGGGCCTGTGATCGATCCTGAGATCACCCCGATCTCTGCTGGGGTCGATCCTGGGTTCGCCGAGTGGGTCGCCAGCCAGGTGGCCAGCCGAGCTGGCCGAGCTGGCCGATCTCTTGACACCGAGCCCCTGATCGAGTATTCGATCGATGACATTCTGAGAGAGAGCCAGCCATGAAACACCTGCGAGCATTCACACCTGATGAGCCACTGCACATGCGCTCAGATGGTCGATCGCTATTCGGCATGATCGTGCCATACATGAGGCCCGCCAAAGTTGTCGAACGCAATCAGGCTGGCGACATTGAGACCTACCTCGAGCAGTTCGCTCGAGGCTCGCTGACTGCTCTGATTCAGCAGGCAGGGCGCAGAGGTAATGCTGGTTTCATCAGCCTCAACCTCGAGCATGATGAGGGCCTCGATTCACGTATCGGCTACGCAGCCGAGCTCAGTCAAACTGATGATGGTGGGTTCGCAGAGTTTCGACTCTATGAAGGCGCCCAGCTCGATAAGGTTCGCTCGATGCTCGCAGAGAGTCATCGTGGCCTGAGCGTGAACTTCACAGACCTCACCCCACCCACCCTCGATGGCGAGGTGGTGACTCGAGTGCAGACCTACATCGACCATGTGGCTGCCACCCCTGTGCCGACCTACGCAGGCGCAGAGGTGCTGGCAATGAGATCAGATGGCACCCTCGCCCTCGAGACCCCTGCCCTCGATGAGCTCGCAGAATGGCTCGCCACCCAGTGAGCGATTACTACGGCCAGAGCTACCCACCAGCACTGTGGGCTGGGGGCCCGGTAGTGCCTGGCCCAGCTGGCCCAGTATTCGATGTGCCTCTGGGGCCTGGCTCGCACTCGAGCCCACCACCACCTCTGGCGCTCTATGGCACTACTGGCTACACACTCGATCGATCAGGTGCTGGCTGGGTCCATGTGGCCTCTACTAATGATCACAGTTCTATGGGCGCCATGATCGTGGCAAAGGCCAGCTGGCCCTCAACATTCCTGGGCCATATCACTGACCCAACTGATCCGAATGATCCTGGCATGGGCACCCTCATGCTCGCAGCCAAGCCCACTGGCACCCCTGATGGCATGAAGCTGGTGGTGGCCACTAATCGGGGCGAAAATGCCGATAATGGGTTCGAGCTCGATCTGACATGGGGCCCACCTCATGGCGCCATTCGAGGTCATATGGGCTGGGAGACAGTGCAGCTGCACCACAGTGATCTCGGTACGGCAGCCCTCGATGTGCTCGCTCTCAGGCGTAGGCCTGGTGCTGGGGCGATGCCAGTGATCGAGGTGTACGCAGGCGGGGTGTGGTCACCCATGAGTGGTGGACCTACCAACCTCGATTATGGGTTCAATGGTGAAAACGTAGACTTCGGTGTGGCTGCGAAGAGTGGCCAGGGTGGCTACATGACCTCGCCGAAGGTGTGGAACAGAGCGCTAACTGATGCTGAGTTCGCCACCGAGCGAGCAGCGATGATTGCCCAGCTGGCAGCTGCCACATGATCGTGCGAGGCACCATTGCGCTAGCTGTCACCATTGCTCTGGCCCTGGTGCTGCTGCTGCTGGCGCCCTAGCTCGAGGCCCCTCGATCAGGCGCCGGCAGTGAGCCAAAGGCCTGGTAGACCTGCATTAGTTCGCAGCCCCTCGATGCCCTCGAATGCTGGGCACCCTGATGCCACTCGATCGCTTATCGAGGCTTAGATCGAAACGCAGCGAGCCGATCCTGATACCATTCGGGCCCAGAGCACTGATACCCGTACTGATGCTGACACCCGATCATCGAGATCGACACCCGGCGATGGCGACACCCGGTAGCTGAGATAGAACAAACAGACCTACTCACGCAGACCGAAAGAGGCGCACATCATGGGCGATGCAATGCTCACCAACCTGACCCGAGAGCGAGATCAGAAAGTCTCGCTAGTGAAGAACTACGCAGACACCGCAGCCGAAGAGGCTCGAGATCTGTCTGAGTCTGAGCAAGAGACCATCGGTAATGCTCGCTCGAGGATCGGCGAGCTCGATGCTCAGATCGAGCTGCTCGCTGGCGATCTTGAGATGGCCGATGAGACCCGGCAGAAACTTCGCATGATCGACCCGGCTCAGCTCGGCTCGAAGCAGCACTATCGCCACAGTGGCGAGCTCATGCACGATCTGCTGCACCTCGCAGACCCCGAGCACCCCGCTGCCTCAGAGCGCTGGGCCCGAGCTGCCAAACATGCCCGAGCTGCAGAGCACATGGGCTATGACAAGGCCAATACCACTGCCACGGCAGGTGGCCTCGATGGGCTGCACATTGCGCCGGTAGTCGGCCCAGTGATCGACCCCTACCCGAGTGGCATGCCATTCGCCAGCGCCATCGGTCTCGCACTGAGCCCGAATGCGCTGCACTTCATGCGCCCTCAGATCGTCGATCCGAACTTCGCCACAGGTGTGGCCGAGCAGGCCAAAGAGAAGGCCGAGCTGGTTAGCAAGGCATTCGATGTGACTGCTGCGCCGATTGCGCTCAAGACAGTGGGTGGATATCTCAACATCAGCCAGCAGCTGATCTCGCTCGATCCAGGTGGGCTCTCGCTGATCATCAATCACATGAATAAGCGACTGGGCGCAGCGATCGATCGTGAGCTGCTCACAGTGGTCTCTGCCTCATCGGCGAAAGAGATCCTGGCAGTCGATGCCGACGCAGCCACAGTGCTCAAGGCACTGTTCGCTGCGAGTGCGAAGGTCTACACCGCTACTGGCGAGCTCGCTCAGTGGGTCGCTATGGGCCCACTCGGCTGGGCTCGGCTCGGTGGCCTCAGTGACCTCGCCGGTCGGCCCATGTTCCCCTACCTGGGTGCGAACAATGCCGATGGCCAAGCTGCTGCCAGTACCTTCGCCATGACTGGGCCCGCAGGCCTTCGGCCGATCGTGACACCAGCGATCACAGATGCTGATTTCTGGGTAGGTAATGGCGACTCGATCGAGGGCTACATCTATCGCTACCCGTTGCTCTCAGCGATCGAGCCGAGCGTGCTCGGTCGCCAGATCGCAGTGGCAGCCTCGATCGCTGGCCACTCGGCAGTAGCTGATTCTGCAGTGCACCTCACTGCGAGCTGATCACTGGCAGGGAACCTGGCCCCAGCCTCATCGAGGCTGGGGCCCTGATCGAGAGGATCTCGAGCGATGACCGATTACTACACAGAGAGCTACCCACCCTCACTGTGGGCTGGCAATGTAACCTCTGCCACCTTCGGCAGTGACCCTGTGCCAGCCACCCTCGCTGCTGCGAAGGCCGATGCGAAGTATGGCGACTCTGGCAGCGCTAAGCCATCAGCGATGACTGCTGGCCAATACGTGATCCTGGGCGATGGCTCGAAGGCCTACATGGCCACAGGGTGGACTGCTGGCCAGGTGCCAGCTGCTGCTGCTGCTGATGAGCCAGACCCGGCCCCACCACCACCACCACCTGAGCCCGAGCCCGAGCCCTGCGATGATGATGATGATGATTATGAGCTCGAGGATGATGAGGGCGATGGCGACTGATGCCAGTGTCGATGCCCTGAGGCTGATGATCGGGGCCCAGTCCACCAAAGATGATGGACTGCTGGCTCTGTGTCTCAATACGGCTGGGGCATACGTGCAAGAGCGGATCTATCCCGACAGCTGGAATGAGCCTGATGTGCAGCATGCAGTGCTGCTGCTGGCCAACCGGCTCTACAAGAGGCGCACCAGCCCAGAGGGCACTGCTGGCTTTCAAGGCGAGGGCATTGTGGTGCGCATTCTCTCGACCGATCCAGATGTGCGCACCCTGCTCGAGCGGCACGTAGACATGAGCAGAGTGGGGATCGGCTGAGCATGCTGGTCACATTCCGCAAGGCAGTCGCCACCTACCTCGAGGGCGCAGACATTCTGCCCCTGCATGAGTTCGTGCCTGCCGATATCGCCGAGCTGCCATGCGCAGTGGTATCGATGCCAGACCTCGATGATGGCGAAGAGCAGGGCACATTCGATATCTCGCTGGGGCTCTATGTGGTCGGCAGGCCAGTCGATGCCGATGATGCCCAGATCGAGCTCGCCCAGCATGCTGACTCGGTAATAGCTGCCTTCGGTGGCACTCGGGGCATCAAGGCTGGGCACCACCACATGGCAGTCACATCAGCGATCTCAGAGCTGCGCACAGTCTCTGGCATCGAGCTGCCCACCTATCGCATTACGATCACCACATCGCAGGCCACCTGCTGAGAATGAAAGAGAGCCCACCATGGCCACCCATATATTCAAGATCGAGAATGGCAAGCTGCTATTCAGTCTCACCGATCCAAAGATCACCGATGTGTGCTCTGTGCAAGAATCGCAGTTTGCTGCTGATTACACCTGCGCAGTCACCAGTGGCGCACTGAGCGCCACACAGAATGTGACCAGCGAGGCAGTGCCAGCCACCTGGTGCGAGCCCGAGCAGCAGACCCCGAAGGTGGGCGCTACCAGCTACACCCTCGATCTGTCATTCTTGCAAGACCCCGATGTGATCGCCGGGCTGTCTAGGTTCCTCTTCGAGCATGACACTCAAGAGGCCTGGGTGCTCATGGGCATGGATGGCGACAACCCACCGAAGGCAGTGGCGAAGATCCGGCTGGTAGCTGGCACGATCGGTGGCGCTGGGCGCACCACCCTCACCGCTACTGTCTCGCTGCCAGTCGAGGGCAAGCCCTCGATCTGTTTCGGCGATGCTGCTGGCTCAGTCGGGATCGGTAACCCAGAGGCAGCCGATCCTCTCGATGTGACCTTCGAGACCTTCGGCGCCAACCTCGCCCCATTCGCCGACAAGGCCACGCTGGTGGCCGATGGCACCTATGGCGACACCGCAAAGGCTGGCAACAGTGACCCCGCAATGACCACTGGCCAGTTTGTGCTGCTGTCCGATGGCACTGCGAAGGCCTCATGGGATGGCACAAACTGGCAAGATGGCGCTGCCAGCGCACCCTGATGGGCACCGATGACTGCAGCAGATACTCGCAAGATCGCAGCGAATATACGCAAGATTCCTGATCTAGCTCTCGGCGATATTGTCGAGAGGTTCGTGGCTCGGGCCGAAGATGTTGGTGGCACATTCGGCCATGGCCAGTACCAGCTGGGTGCTCGCATGGTGGGCAAGCCTCGCAGGCGGGGTGGCCTCGCCAGCGTGATTGTGATCGGCTCTCGCAAGGGTCGAGCCAGAGGTGGTGCAGGATTCTGGGCGATCAAGTCCTACGGCAGGATCGGTGGCTACACAGTGCAGGGCTGGGGGCAACCCCTCGATCTCAGAGGTGCTGGGCTCAGTCAGTCGGCCTACCACTCAGTGAGCCCTGGCTCATCGAATGGCGATGGCCGATGGGAGAGACTGATCGATGAGATCGATGGGGATGCGCCAGACATAGCGGCGAGGGTGCTCGAGGCGAAAGGTCTGAGATTCTAAATGGCTCGCACAAACAAGATCGCAGTAGAGATCACGGCTGATGATGAGGCCTCGCCGGTAATCGACAAACTGGCCAAGAAGATCGACGGGCTCGAGGCTGATGAGGCTCGAGTGGTGGTCACTGCCAATACCGATCGACTCGAGCGCAAACTAGACCGAGCTCGCCAGCAGCTCGAGCAGCTCGATGGCGATGAGGCCACAGTCAAGCTGCGAGAGATCGGCAACCTCGAAGAGGATCTTGCCCAGTCTCGCCGAATGTTCGAGCAGCTCGATGGCCAGAGTGGCACAGTCAAACTTGATTTCGATGATGGTGGCTCTCTCAAGAGCATCAAGTCACAGTTCGAGGATCTGGCGAATGTGGGTGGCGAGCTCTCTGGCTCACTCGCTGGGATGGGCCCAGCGCTGGCCTCACCTGCAGTGGCAGTGGCTGGCATAGGTGCTGGCCTGCTCGCTGCTGCGAACAGTGCATCGAATACTGCTCTCGAGGTGAAGGCCCTCGCCGATCTGACTGGCTCGAGCGTGGAAGAGACCAGCAGGCTCGCAGCTGTCTGGGCTGATTTCTCAGGCGGCGAGATCAATGACCTCGCTGACATCATGGTCAATATCAATAACTCGCTGCGAGATAGCCCCGAGCTCGCCGAGCGGCTCGGTATCAACATGGGCGATGGCGCCACAGGTGCTGAGCGTTTCCTAGAGGTGACAGCTGCGATCAATGACAATATCGCCACTGCCTCTGAGCGCCAGGCGATCGGCTCGCAGCTCTATGGCGAAGAGGGCATCAGGCAGATGGCCCGAGTGCTCGCAGTGGTCGATGACATCAGCGAGGCAGTCGATGATGTGAACCCTCTGCGAGTGGTCGATGATCATGAGGTAGAGGCTGCGAGAGAGTACGCAAAGAACGTTGCCGAGATGAAGGCTGCCTGGGGTGGCTTTGTGCAAGAGGCTGGCAACACAGTCATTCCCATGCTGAATGGGATCGGCACATATCTCGATGCAGTCGGTAATGCTGGCGACCTGGCTGGCGACAAGCTCAATGATCTGTTCGGTGGCGATCGACTCGATAACCGGCGACTGGTCGAGGCGTTCAATGAGTCCGAAGAGGCAGGTGCTGCCTGGATTGAGAGCAACCTCGAAGGCATCGAGTCGATGGAACAGCTCAAGGCGATGCTGGCCGATTCTGGCCTCGAGCTGCATGCCCAGAATCTCGCCATCGTGGCCTTCGCTAATGCTGACGTGGCCGAGAGTACCGATGAGGCAGTCGAGGCGATCGAGACAATCGGCCCAGCTGCTGAGACCTCGCTCGGCCGAGCGACCAGGGCCTATCAGCTCTACCGAGACAAGCTGAATGATCGCAGTGCCTATCTGTCAGTGCTCGATGCAGCCGATCGACTCGAGCAGGCCCAGATCGCTGCATGGACTGCAGGCATTGATGGCGCCGAAGATTTCACACAGAAACAGAGAGCAGCCGAGCAGTCACAGATTGATTTCAATGGCCAGGTGCTGACCTACCTCGAGGGCCTCGAAGGCATACCGCCCGAGCTGCTCACTCAGATTGCCCTCGAGCTCGATGGGCAGTCGGTCGCTGACACTCTCACCACTCTGTCTGGGATCGAGGCCACTCGGCGCACTGTCACATACGATGTGACCACTCGAGGCTTCATACCCGTTACCGGCGATGGCAGCGATGCCTCGAGGCCACCCAGCGATCGTGGCCTGGTGGCGATCGAGGCAGGCCAGCCTGCTGGCAATGTCTATGTGACTGTGCCGACTGCAGACCCATCGGCAATCATGGGCGCAGTGCAGCGCTGGGCAAGAATCAATGGCCGAATACCGATCAATCGAGGGCGATGATGGCAACAAACTTCCAGACAAAGAAACTGAGCGCACTGCCACCTAAGTCACCAGTCACCGATCAAGATCTGATCGTGATCGTGGGCGATGGCCACCCACCTGATGGCGCCCTCGCAGCGATCGCCGAGCTCGCCACCCTCGCTGGCTCTCATGCACCAGCTGGGCCCAAAGGCGATACTGGCTCGCAAGGCATCAAGGGCGATGCTGGCACGAATATCGCAGTGACTGGCTCAGTGCCACTCGAGGCAGATCTCGCAGCGATCGTGAACCCACCCACTGGCGCTGTCTATGTGGTCACTGCTGATGGCTCGGTCTGGGCCTACACAGGCACCACCTGGGCGAAGCTCGCAACATCAGTGGGCCCGACTGGCCCAGATGGCACACCAGGCTCGCAGGGCCCCACTGGCCCACAGGGCGCACCAGGCTCGCAAGGCCCCACTGGCGCTGCTGGCTCGAGTGTGCCGACTGGCAGCATTCTTGACTTCGCTGCAGCGATCGCCCCTGCTGGGTTCGTGCTCTGCGATGGTGCCTACTATGACCCGAGCGATGCTGCCTACTCAGCCCTGCACACAGTCATCGGCGATGCCTTCGGCCGAGATGGCACTGGCAAGTTTCGAGTGCCTGCCCTCAATGGCAGGGTGACAGTGGGGCTCGATGCCCATACGGCTGGGCTGGGCACACTGGGCGCCACCTTCGGTGCACCTGATGCAGTGCTGGCCTCACACTCGCACCATGCTGGTGGCCTCAAGGTCTCTAATCATCGCCATGGCATCAGTCATGACCATGTGGCCGAGTGGTCTGGCTCAGAGGACAAGGGCCACGATCATGGGTTCGCCAGTGGCATGAGTGTCTGGGTGCAGGTGAATGGTGGCAGCTCTAAGCCACCAGGCTGGGGTGCCTCGCAGATCCATGCCGAGACAGGCATAGGGTTCACATGGCGCACTGCTACAGAGGGCGCCAGCCAGCAGCATCGCCACCTGGTGACACTGAGGCATTTCAGTGGCAATAGTCAATACTCGGCGCCAGGCGTGACTGGCACCACTCAATCAGCTGGGGTATCTGGCACTCGAGCGAACTACCCACCCTCGATGAGCATGGCGAAGATCATCAAGCTATGACCGAGATCGATGTGATTCTGGCCGATGATGATGGCTCGGTACTGACCCTCGAAGATGGCACTGCTCTGCTGGTGGACTGGTTCACGTTCGACGGTAAGCCTGCCTCGATCATCGAGGCCAGGATCGGCCGAGTGTGGCATGAGCTGCAGTGCGATATCGAAGGGTTCACTGCCACGATCGGCCGAGATCTCACCACCCAGCCAGTAGAGGCTGGGGTGGCTCAGATCTCGCTGAGCAATCGAGGTGGCCAGTATTCGCATTTCACAGATGGCCAGCCCTCGCTCGCTGCTGGCACAGAGATCAGGCTGAGGGTGATCAGCCCCACAGTGCAGGGCACACCAACAGAGCGAGTGGTCTGGCATGGGTTCGTTCAAGAGTGGGCGCAAGAGTGGACTGCCACAGTCGATCGCATATGGCTCACTGCAGTCGATGCCATTGCGCTGCTCGCTGAGCAGGGTGGCTCGCTGGGGTGGACCTCTGGCACCCTGGGTGATTCAGTCTTTCAGCGACTCGATCACCTGCTCGAGCGAGTGGGCCTCACCACTGTCGCCACCTATTTCGACCCAGGCGATACCCGGCTGATCAACCCTGAGATCATCGATGCCACAGTGCTCGATGAGGCCTACGTGGTGAGCCTCACCGATGGTGGCCGATTCTTCGCAGAGCCCACCGATGATGGCTATGCGTTCGTGTACCTCGATCGCTCGAGGTTCGCTGGCCCGCCCACTGCGATCGCTGGGTTCGCCCTCGAGGCGCCCTCGAGCCAGACAGTGGCCGAGCCGATCGCACCTGAGCGCATCAGGGTGCTGGGCAATGATCGACCAGCGCAGGGCGATGTGCCACTGTTCTCAGATCTGTGCTCACCCGAGTCTGATGGCCTGCCCTATGTCGATCTGGGGTGGACCTATCGAGGCGGCTGGGAACACCCGAGCATGGTCGCTGTCAGTAACGCACCAGCGCCGATCGAGCATGATCGAGATGGTGTAGAGCTCGAGCCTCGCTGGGGTGAGATCGGCGCCATTGCCACCACTGGCGCCACTCGCCACAGAATCACTGAGTTCACAGACCTCGAGCTCTCGACTCAGGGCGAGGCCAATGCCCTCGCCGAGCTCTATGCGAGCGTGCTCGCTCGATCCAATATCGATGTCTACCGACTGGTGGTAGTACCCGAGCTCGATCAGCGACTGTGGGCGACCATCGGCGAGCTGCGCCAGGGTGACTGGGTAATGATCGAGCGCCACCTGCAGACCCACAGGCTGCTCGCCACCTGCGCCATCGAAGGCCTCGAGTGGTCACTGACACCGCCAGTCGATGGTGGCGAGCCCACATGGAAGGTGACCTACAGGCTGCACTCGCTATCTGTGATCACCCAGGACATACCACCCGAGCTGAGGCCACCTCGCCCGCCAGGGTTCCCAGGTCTCAAGCCACCACTGCCACCAGCAGTGCCTGCGATCACCCTCAATACCATCGACATACTCGAGCGAGGCCACCCCGCATTCCAGGTGACCTACCACATCAGCGACCCAGATCACGCTGCACACATTCTGTTTGTTTGGAATGAGCACTATGGCGGCATCGAGCTGCCGATCACTGCAGGTGGCAGCTACGTGGTCGATGAGATTGCGAGGATCTCATCAGGCACCACCCTCGCCCCAGGCACCTGGCTGGGCTGGGTGCAAGAGGCAGGCAACCTCGCTCGCACCTCTAATCAGCTGTCATTCGTGATCGACCCCTGGGCTGAGATCGATATCACTGCAGTGACATTCAACCCTGCCAGCACCTCGATTGTGAGGTACTCAGATGGTCGCTACCCAGGGGCTCAGCCTCGAGCATTCGTGAAAGATCGCCAAGGTGTAGAAGAGCTCGCAGTCACTGGCTGGCGCCCTGTGGGCGATCCTGATACCACCAACATCTTCGAGCTCAATATCGAGACTGGCCACCTGCTCGCCGGTAGCTATGAGCTCTGGGTGCAAGACCCGACTGATGCAGATCGAAAGTCAAACATATGGCTGCTCGATAAGGCGACCCCAGTGCCAGGTGGTCTCAAGCTGGGCCCATTCTCACCACCCGACTACGCAGCAGATCAGTGGTCTACTGTGCCACTGGTCTGGGCACCTGTGCCTCACGCTGACAGCTACAGAATCACCTACATCGACGCTGCCACAGGCCAGAGCTCTACTCGCACCAGCACAGTGGCCACACTGATGCTGCCTGGTGGCAGGGTCTCAGGTGGCCAACAGACCGAACGGCAGTTTGAGGTGACTGTGACAGCAGTGGTGAATGCCCAAGAGTCTGGGCCCTCGAGCAGAATCACCATCGAGACTGGCTACCCGTACCTGATCTCGAAGAGCGACTATCACCAGACCATGGCTCATCAGATCAGGTGGCGCCATGGCATTCTGGGTGGTGTGCTCGAGACAGTGATCGGGCCCTCATGGGCGCAGGACACTAACCCGTCTGGCGATAACTTTGTGGGGCTGGCGATCGACAAGCTGCGAGTGCTGGGCCTCGATGCTCGAGATGGTGGCACCCACCACGATCGACTGATGTGGAATGCCGATGATGATCGAGCGATCGATGGTGTGCACTCGGTAGTGAATGGTCTGATCCTCGCAGTGGTGCCGAGCAACCCGAAGCTGCCCGATCCTTCGGTGGATTTCCGCATCGAGTACATCGGCAGTGGTGGCACCAGCTACGGGATCTCGCCAGTAGGCACTGCCTTCGGCCCAGTCGGTGGGCCTGGCAGCAGGCTCGAAGGCAGCCCGATCATCATCGGCGATCGGTACACGTATTCGCCCCCTAAGTACCCTGTGCAGCTATGAGACTCGAGGTAGACCCCACCCAGCCGAGTGGCTATCGACTGGTGCCAGAGCGTGAACCTCACCACCTCACCCAGATGCAGCAGGTGGGCACTGCCGAGATCGGCCAGGTGCACACCGAGATCGGCGAGCATGGCGAGGTGCTGATCTTCATATTCGATGGCCAGGCCTGGCAGCAGCTCGCATCAGGCTCGAGCATCACTGGTGCTCGAGGTGTAGCTGGCCCAGCTGGCGAGGGCATTCACATTCTCTCAGCAGTATCGACTGTGGGCGATCTGCCGAGCTCTGGCAATACCCATGGCGATGCGCACCTGGTGACAGCCACAGGCAATCTGCATGTCTGGGCGACCGATAACACCTGGCATGAGATCGGCCATATCGCTGGGCCACCTGGCCCCCATGGCCCTGATGGCCCGCAGGGCCCGCTGGGCCCGAAGGGCGATGATGGTGGTGCTGGCCCGCAGGGCATCAAGGGCGATGATGGCGCCAAGGGCGACCAGGGCCCGATCGGCACTGCTGGGGTGCAAGGGCCCACTGGCGCCCAGGGCATCAAGGGCGATGCTGGCACTGCTGGCACCAAAGGTGATACTGGCTCGCCAGGCGCCGATGGTGCCATAGGTGGCACTGGCCCTCGAGGCCTCGAGGGCCCGAAGGGCGACACTGGTGGCGCTGGGCCCAAGGGCGACACTGGCACCCAAGGTGCGCCAGGCCACATAGGCCCAGATGGTGCCAAGGGCGACACTGGCGCTGCTGGCGCTGCTGGCGCCAAGGGCGACACTGGCGAAGGTATCCACATTCTCTCAGCAGTACCGACTGTGGGCGATCTGCCGAGCTCTGGCAATGCCCATGGCGATGCGCACCTGGTGACAGCCACAGGCAATCTGCATGTCTGGGGCACTAATAATGCCTGGCATGAGGTGGGCCATATCGCTGGGCCCACTGGCCCGAAGGGTGACACTGGTGGCGCTGGGCCCAAGGGCACCACTGGCGCCCAAGGTGTGCCAGGCCACATCGGCCCCGATGGTCACAAGGGTGACACTGGCGCTGCTGGTGCCAAGGGCGACACTGGGGCGATCGGGCCGATCGGCCATGATGGCCCAGCTGGTGCCAAAGGCGCCCCAGGCACCACAGGCCCTCAAGGCCACAAGGGCGACACTGGTGGCGCAGGTGCTCAAGGCGTAGCTGGTCCGAAGGGTGACACTGGTGGCACTGGGCCTCAGGGTGGCACTGGCGCTGCAGGTGCTGGTGGTGCCAAAGGTGACCCCGGCGACCCAGGCCCGAAGGGCGACACTGGGCCCACTGGTGCTGGGCTCGATATCAAGTCTGCAGTGCCGACTCATGGCGATCTGCCTGTGCATGGCAATCACCCTGGCGATGCCCACCTGGTGACCTCGAGCGGGGTGCTCTATGTGTGGGGCACTGATCATGCGTGGCATGAGCTCGGCCATATCCAGGGCCCGGCTGGCCCAACTGGCCCAGCTGGCCCGGTAGGCACCTCGCCGACTGGCGCCATGATCGGATTCGGTGGCGCAGCAGCCCCAGCAGGCTGGGCGATGTGCAATGGCGCAGCAGTCGCCACCCATGGCACCTATGCAGCGCTATTCGCAGTGATCGGCCATAGCTACCGAGCCGATCCTGGTGGCGCAAAGTTCTACCTGCCAAACATGATGGGTCGATCGCCAATGATGGCAAACCCTCACACTGCTGCAGGGGTGATCGGCGACACCAAAGGTGTGGTGGCGCCCACCATGCTCGAGCATGACCACAGTGCTGCCTCGCTGATCACCAGGCCCCATACCCACTCGATCGCTCATGATCATGTGGCTGAAAACACTGGCAATCAATCGGCGACCCACTACCACACCGCAAACCCACCTAATACATATGTGAAACTGTCGGCAACTGGCGCAGCAGGCACTCGAGGCAACAGAGTGCTGGCAGGTAGGTCTGGCGATGCTGGCTACGGTGGCCTACACCTGCCTTTCGCTGGTGGCCATGGTGTCGAGTGGGCTGCTGCCTCTGTCGATATTGCGCCATTCCACACAGGTAATGCGAATGCGGCTCACCACCATGCTGTCAACCCTCGCCCATTCGCAGGCAACAGTGGTGGCCAGTCTGCTAACACGATCTCTGGCCGAACGGGGTCGAGAGGCGATCGAGGTGTGAATGCAATCGAGGGCAACCTGCACCCTGTGCTCGGGATGAACTGGATCATAAAGTTGTGATCGCACCACCTCGAGCCACCCGATCAGTGCCACTGCTGATGGGCGCAGTGATTGCATTCACTGCTGGCATAGGCCTGCTCGCTGGCAGCGAGGCCCGCAATGGTGCTGGCGAGGCGCTGGTGGTGCTGGGCGCAGTGCTATGTGGCGCATGGATCGCACTACTGTCATCGCATGGCCACACTGGCCACATAGAGCACAAAGGTGAGAATGATGAGAGCAGCCCATAGAGATATCGAGCTCGAGTCAGGCACTGACTTCGAGCTCGCCATCGAGCACCATCATGTGGACAAGGCGACCCCGCTGAGCGCTCTGGCGCTGGGCGATGTGGTGAGCCATGAGGGCAACCTCTGGCCAGTGCACTCGATCGCCACAGACCATCGAGGCACCCTGCACATCGAGCTCGGCAGGGGCCTGCGCCATGAGCCCTCGCTGTATGGCAAGCCAGATGAGACTGTGCTGGTCGGGGTGCCTCAGATCTGGGAAGCTGCCCAGGCAGGTTTCGTGGCACCACTGACCATGGCGCCACCCACCACGATCGAGCTCGAGACAGCGATAGTGGGTGACACCACCTGTGTGCTGCGAGTGCCTGGCACAGATATCGCATGGCTCAGAGACCTGATCGACTCGAAGGCCATCGGGCCCTCGAGTGCTGTATTCGCATGGGATCTGATCGGCACATTCGGTGGCCGAGCCCAGCGAGTGCTCGAGGGCCAGATGGTAGTGATCAGATCATCGGCAGACCTAGCAAAGGCGACACCATGAGCGATACCCGATACCCACTACTCGAGACCCCAGGCGGGGTGATCGTGGTCGG